AGTATCTGATGCTCCTGTAGTCATTACTACATGGCAGTCCATCTATAAACTTCCCAAGAAATATTTTGATTCGTATACTGCTGTGATCGGAGACGAATGCCATACATTTAAAGCAAAGTCTCTCACCAGTATCATGACTAAACTTCATGAGGCTAAGTATCGCATCGGATTTACAGGAACTTTAGATGGAACTAAAACCCATCGCCTAGTATTAGAAGGGTTGTTCGGTGTCTCAGATAGAGTTACAAGTACAACTGAGTTAATGCAACGCGATCAGTTGACGCAACTTAAAATTAAAATTCTTACACTCAAACATGAATCGTATAAGTTTGCGAACTATCAAGATGAGATGGAATACATTGTAACACATGATAAGAGAAATGTATTCGTTAAAAATTTAGTATCCGATCTGAAAGGAAATACTCTAGTCCTATTCAACTATGTCGAGAAACATGGTGAACCACTTTTTGATCTGATAAATAATAGTATCGGAGATACCAAGAAAGTTTTCTTTGTTCATGGTGGTGTGGAAGCATCGGAACGTGAAAACATCAGACAGTTAGCAGAGGTAAATGATAACTGCGTTATCATTGCTTCCTACGGAACCTTCTCTACTGGTATCAACATTAAAAATCTACATAACATTATTTTTGCTTCTCCCAGCAAATCTAGGATTAGAAATTTGCAATCAATTGGTAGGGTTCTGCGTAAAGGAGATAACAAATCACAAGCAGTACTTTATGACATTGCAGATGATTTTTCTAGAGGAAGTTACATTAACTATACCCTCAATCATTTAAAGGAAAGAATTAAAGTTTACAATGAGGAGCAATTTAATTATGAAATCATCCCCGTAAACATAAAAAAATGAATGATAAATTCTTCGCCTCAATCAAATTAATGACTGGAGAAGAAATTGTTGCTTTCGTTGAAGTTCATGATGAAGGTCTAATAGTCAATAATCCTTTACTGCTAGAGGACATGAGTGCATTAGAAGATCTATTTGAAGATGTGAAAGCATCTGGATTAAAATTATCTAAATGGATTAAATCAACGACAGACAATTTCTTTTTTATAGATGATACTAAAATTGTAACTATCAACGAACTTATTGAACCTGGACTTTCTCATTATAAGAAAGCAGTTACTGAAATCAACGGTCACGAAAAAGAGTTTCATAAAAAAATTAAAAGAAGATCAACACAAAAAAAATATCAAGGGTATCGCGCATCAGTTGATGATGCTAGAATATTGTTTGAAGATCTATTCAATAAGTATTAAAGCTACTCTGACTCTTGAACCCTTACAGAGTTATTCTACAGATAAAACCTAATGTTGTCAAGCTCTTAAAGTATGTTATAATGTAAGTACAAATAGTATAGGACACATGTGTCAAAATGAGAATCAAAAAAAAGCCAGAACATTATGTAGATAATAAAGAATTCTTGGCAGCACTCTCCGAGTATAAGATCAAAGTTGAAAGAGCCTTGACAGAAGAGACCGAACGCCCTAGGATACCGAATTACATCGGTGAGTGCTTCTTGAAGATCGCACAGCATCTGTCCTACCGTCCTAACTTCATCAACTATCCTTTCCGTGAGGACATGATCTCAGATGGTATTGAGAACTGTGTTCAGTACATCGATAACTTTGATCCTAACCGTGGTAATCCTTTTGCATACTTTACTCAGATTATTTACTATGCATTCTTGAGAAGAATTCAAAAAGAAAAGAAGCAGCTAGAAATTAAAAGCAAAATTCTTGAGCGTTCTGGATACGATGAAGTTCTCCATGCTGATAAGAATGAACTGAATTACTCCTCTTCAGAATACAATAGTATCAAACAGAACATCGAGCAGAAAACTAGAAAATGAAAGTTGCCCTGATTACTGATACTCATTATGGATTTAAGAAAGGTAATCAAGACTACCATGATTACTTTCTAAAATTTTATAATGATGTTTTCTTTCCTACATTAAAAAAGAAAAAAATTAAGCACGTCATCCACTTGGGTGATGTGTTTGATATCCGTCGTAACATAGATTTCTGGTCTCTTAATTGGGCGAGGAATAATATCTTCACCCCCCTAGAGGAGATGGGTATTACTATGGATATGATGGTCGGTAATCATGATGCCTTCTATAAGAACACTCTGGAGATCAACTCGTTAGAGAGTTTACTTCAGGAGTATTCTAACCTAAATGTATATTCAGAACCCTCTGAGGTCATCCTAGACGGGCGTAAGATGGTTTATCTGCCATGGATATGTGATCAGAACGAAGAGCAGAGTGTTAATATCCTACATGACACAGATGCTGAAGTAGTCCTAGGTCATTTAGAGATGGAAGGATTTAAAACTAATCCTACTTATGTCTGTAATCATGGTCGTAGTACTAATGAGTTTTCTAAATTTGAACTGGTAATGTCTGGTCATTTCCATACTAAGAGTCAGAAAGGAAACTTTAAGTATCTTGGAAACTCTTATCAGATGTATTGGAATGATTATGCTGATGAACGTGGATTTTATATCTTTGATACTGAAACTTTAAAGTTACAGTATATTAAAAATCCTTACGAAATGTTTCATAAAATATTTTATGATGATACTAAAAATGAATATTATGACTTAGATGTTGAAAAGTATAAAGATACTGTAGTAAAAGTTGTTGTAGAAAATAAAACTGATTACACTGCGTTTGATTATCTTATCAATTCTTTACAGGATGTCACATTAGATCTTAAGATTATTGAGGACTTCTCTACTGAAGAAAGTGAGGATGAAGATATTCAATTGGAACATGAGGATACCTTAACTATTTTAGAGAAATATATTGAAGAACTTAATACAAATTTGGATAGTGGTAAATTGAAAGAGATTATGAAGTCTCTTTACGTGGAGGCACTAGAGGTGGTATAATGTATATACTGTGTCTTAGAGGAAAGGAAACTGAAGGAGCGTATGCTGTTTCAAACAGTAAGAATGAAAGAATTCTTTTGCTCTTTAGTGAAATAGAGGATGCTGAACGATTTGCTGTTCTACTTGAAGCAGATGATTTTCCTTCGATGGCACCAGTTGAAGTAGACAGCGAATCAATGATTGAAATGTGTGAAAGCACAGGTTACAAATATACTGTTGTTGCTCCAGACGAACTTATTATTCCACCATCACACCATGATTATTTTTGAAACTATTCGTTATAAAAACTTTTTATCTAGTGGCAATAATTTTACTGAGATAACTCTCAATACTCATACCAATAATGTGATCATTGGTAAGAATGGTGCTGGTAAGAGTACCCTACTAGATGCTCTTACGTTTGTTTTATTCAATAAACCCTTTCGTAAGATTAACAAACCTCAACTTGTTAATACTATTAACGGCAAGGATTGTCGTATTGAAGTTGAGTTCTTTCAGGGCAATAAAAAATATAAAGTTATCCGTGGCATGAAACCTAATCTCTTTGAGGTTTATGTTGACGGAGAAATGTTGAACCAAGATGCTGCTACTGGAGATCAGCAGAAGTTCCTAGAACAAACGATCCTCAAACTTAACTATAAATCGTTTACTCAGATCGTTGTTCTAGGATCTTCTACGTTCATTCCATTCATGCAGTTGCCGATAGCATCACGTCGTGAAATCATTGAGGATCTTTTAGATATTCAAGTGTTCTCTACCATGAATACTAATCTCAAAGATCGCATGAAGCGATTAAATGATGATATTCGCTTCACTGAAAAGGATCTTGACTTAGTGAAGCATCGTATCGAGACACAAGAAGAACTTATAAAGGAACTTGAGACACAGAGTGATAACTTAATTGAGTATAAGCAGGATAAAATCGGTAAACTCATTACACAAAGCGAGGATGTAGTCAAGGAAAATAATAATACAAACGAATATATTAAAGAAAAACAATCTCTATTATTTGACGGTGATAAACTTTCTAATAAGTACGATAATTTAAAGGAATTTAAAGTAAAATTTAAAACTAAAGTTAATAACTTAGAGAAAGAAAACATTTTTTATTCCAAGAATGATAAATGCCCCACCTGCAAACAAGATCTTGATGAAACATTTAAGACTGATAAGATAGATCGTAATAACGATACTATCAAAGAGACCAAGCAGGCATGGGAAATACTGGAGCAACAGATAGATGAAGTCAAGGGACAAATTTCTGAATATACAGAAACTTCTGATGATATTCGTAAACACTATAGTGTGATTGATAAGAATAATTCTCTGATCAATCATATGAATAAGCAGATCAAAGAACTAGAAACTGAAATTAAAACTATCCAGGATAGTAAGAATGATTCTAGTAAAGAGCAGGAGCAGTTGAATAACCTTAACGATCAACGTGTAGGTTATGAAAGTATCCTTGCCGCTCATAAAGAGAACAAAGATTATTTTAATGTTGCTGCTAATCTGCTGAAGGATACTGGTATTAAAACTAGGATTATCAAACGATATCTTCCAGTGATGAATAAACTCATCAATCAGTACCTACAGCAGATGGATTTCTTTGTGAACTTCACACTCAGTGAGAGTTTTGAAGAGACTATCAAGTCTCGTTACAGAGACGACTTTAGTTATGCATCGTTCTCAGAGGGCGAGAAGTCTCGCATTGACATCGCTCTTATGCTAACCTGGAGGTCAGTTGCTAAACTCAAGAACAGTGTAGACACCAACCTTCTAGTCCTGGACGAGATCTTTGACAGCTCACTTGACAGCACGGGCACTGATGAGTTATCATTCATATTGAGGAACTTCACGAATGATCTCAATTTGTTTATTATCTCACACCGAGAACACATGGTCGAGAAATTTGATCGTGTTCTCAAATTTGACAAAGTGAAAAATTTTAGTAAAATGGAACAATTGATTAATGGAGACTAATTATGAAATACAATGAAGATGCGCTTCTCAAGGAGTTGCGCGATTATATCTCAGGAACCTATGGACAACATTATTCTGCTGGTAACGACAGTATTCAAACGTTAGATCTTATTGAATCATGTGGAGACGCTGAGGCATTCTGCCGTAGTAACATCCTTAAGTATGCTTCACGCTATGATCGTAAGGGCACTGCCCGTCGTGATATCATTAAGATCCTTCACTACGCATTACTGCTACTCCACTTTTCAGACAAATCCCAAATTACCGAAACCTATCCTCAATGACTATGAAACTGTCTGAAAATACTTTCAATCTTCTTAAGAATTTCTCTGGTATCAACCAGTCTATTTCCGTGAAGTCTGGAAATACTATTCGTACCATTTCAGTAGCAGAAAATATTCTTGCTGAAGCAGATGTAGA